AAAAAGTGAACGCAACACTGCCGAGTGGAAGTATTTTTCAAAAACTTTCCCGTACATTATGAGCACCACTTCGAAGACTGGAAAGACACTTAGATTGTTTCAGGGAACAATGCAACTTCCCGATAATGACGGATTGTTTGGTGTTAGGACGACGGCTATGAGCTGGAAGGGATACGATAAAATTGATGGGTCGTGGTCTATTAAGGACGTACTAAACTGGGTACATACTGGGAGGTCACCAAGAGGTAACCGTAACGCAAACTCCAATTCTAACTCAAACAATAACAACAACACACGACCCCGCCGCCCCACTAAAAATAACATGAATTCCAACAACTCAAATTCCAATTCAAATTCAAACAACAACAATCGTAAGAGCAACTCCAACAGCCCCAGCAGCAGCCGTAAGAGCAACTCCAACAGCCCCAGCAGCAGCCGTAAGAGCAACTCCAACAGCCCCAGCAGCAGCCGTAAGAGCAACTCCAACAGGCGATAATTCCCTGTGTTTATAATAAATGGTGCGTTTGTCCGCCAACACAATTCGCCAAAGACGTGCAGCGAGTCCTGAAACTGTACAGCGACGACAAGAAATTAGATCCTTCGCGGCCCGTGTACGTGAAATTGGTCGATCCGAGGGGCGAAGAGCGCAGGAGATCGTCGAACGCCAGAAGAGAGGTTCGGGTACATCAGCGGTAAAAGTAAAAGAATTGATGAATAATCATATTGCGATACGAAGGAAATATAATAAAGATTTACCTCGCCACAATACGACTAATGTGGCTACGTATTATAACAATAGTTTCAGTAATACCAATGCCACGAATATACCTAAGAACAGGCGCGTGTTCATATCGAAAGATCTTGTCGGTAATAAGGTAAAACAGGTTTATAATCAAGAGGGTATTATTAAGATGCTCATGAGAAGTAAAAATTTAGTGGGTAAAAGTCCCATCACTCGTAGAAATTTCGAACTTAAACACGTTATCCCTTACGAAGAAAAATTGATTCGACCCACACCCCGTTCGCGTCGAAAATAATTAAGTCTCGATAACACTTAAGTCAAAACCCAATAAACAAAAAATCATGTTAAGCGTTCCCGCTTCTACATTTTACTCCATACTATAAAAACAACCTAAGTCAATCAAGCTTTTGAAATTTTTCAACTGAAAAAATGGAAGATCTCAAAAGCCTCATGACCTGCCTCGACGAAATCTCCAACAAGATCGGAGATGGGATGTACTTGGACATGGCCGACAAACTCAAAAGCATCCACGACAAGCTCAATGGCGACAAGCCGTTCCATGAAGACCAATTCTACTACAGCGACGATGATTCGGATCTTGGTAGCGATGATGACAGTGACTACGAGTCTCCACGACCCGTGCGCCGCACTCCTCCGTTCGCCCCGAATCTCGATCGAACACGTCTCGCTGAGATTACGCGTCTCAGAAATCAGCTTCTGGACCATGTGAAGAAGATGCACGAGGAGTACAAGGTTCTCATGAAGTGGGAGAAAGAAGCGAGGCGTACGGATTGGACTCCCATCAAGCGTATGACTGCGTTTCGAAAGAGCCAGGCTATCAAGCAATGGTGTGTGAAGAACGTCCGTTGGGCTCCCGGTGGTGAGGCTGGGGAACTCGTTGGTTGCATATCCACCGCCGCTGCGTACCACTCCTGGACTTGGAAAAACCTGATGGAAAACGGTCTTCGGACAATTGTGTTGGAAATTGGAACCGATGAGGAGAAGGTCCTAGATTTCGTCTACTATGATGATCTTTCACTCAAAACAATCCAAAAGCTTCCCGCCTTTGAGAAGAAGCTTCACGATGACTACAAGGAAGAATGCCAAAGGAAATGGTATGTCGCCGTCCAAAACGCTAAGTTAAAGGTGGTTGATGCGAAGGCAAATATGTCTAGGTTAGAGATGCTTTGTGTGGACACAGAGGCTGAGTTGAGGCTAGCTGATGCATGCGTCTATCACCGTGATTACTGGGAGTCCGCGACAAATGAGTTTTGGGTGAGTGATAGTGGACGAATGGTGGACAGCGGGTTTGTGGCGCGGGTCGAACGACGCCGTTAAAGAATAAATAGCACCTAAGTTTGTAAGAATATTTGTAAATTTCATCTAAAAACATGACTACTCAACAAGATATTTTACACACGATGATGTCACAGCTTGACGAGGCCTCGGATAAAATCCCCGAAGGCCTCTACCTCAAGTTCTGTGATCATCTCCAAAACCTTCACAATAAGACTGGATCATTTTCCCGTATCGGACGTGGTCGCCACCAAACGCGCGTGGGTACCTTTGAGGAAGCTCCGCAGATTCCCCCAAATGAACACGGATACGTGGATGTTCAAGATTACCAAGAAGCGATTGACCGAATGGGTCAAGAACAACGTCCCCGTCGGAGATCGGGTCCGCGTCGCTGTGGTCGCTGCCGCCAGGTGGGTCACGATAAGCGCAACTGCCCCTACGTCGTCAAAGACATAATCGACGAGGTACAGAGGCTCAACCGTCACGCTGACCCTACCAATGTTATAAACCCTTAGAAAAATAGCCATGTAATATAGTGATGAATGTACTTCAAAATGTAATGCAAATCATAGACAGTATATCTGATAAAATTCCCGAGAACGTCTACCTATCCCTATGCAACGAGTTAAAGAAACTCTACGCTTTCATCCCTAATACAATCAGACCAGCCCTTTCTAGAACAAATAGTACCACCGACGTACCATCAGCCTCACCCGCGAATGGATACTGGTTTCGATAAAGCACCTAAGTTAGAGATTTGAGTCGTAATAAAATAAACTGAAATGGAAAATGTTCAAAAACTTACCCACATCGAACACGTCTTAAAGCGTCCCGACTCATATGTCGGTCCCGTAGACGCTGTTCGGGAACCTTACTGGGTTCTCAATGGTAAGAAGTTCAAAAAGACCACAACCAAATACAGTCCAGGTTTACTCAAAATCTTTGACGAAGTACTCGTCAACGCCATCGACAGGAACTCCATGTACCCTAAACAGGTTACGTCAATCTCTGTCAATGTCGATAAAATTTCTGGTATGATTACTATTGACAATAACGGTCCTCTCGGAGGACTCGTCATACAAAAAAATAAAAAAGAAGATGTTTGGAACCCCGAACTCGTTTTTGGTCACCTGCTCACGAGTACCAACTATGATGATACCCAAAAGAGACTTGTCGGGGGGCGCAATGGATACGGTGCTAAGCTAGCAAATATCTACAGTAAGTGGTTTTCAGTCATCATCAAGGATCCAGAAACCAAACAGGAATATCACCAAGAATGGTTCGATAATATGTCGACATGCTATGTCCCAAAAATAAAAAAATTTAACGGTGCTACTCCATCCGTTTCCGTTTCTTTCAAACCAGATTGGTCTAGGTTTGCGATGAAAGATATGGAAAATGGGATCTATAATATCATGGAAAAGCGTGTTTGGGATGCGAACATCTGTACTTCGGCGAACTGCAAAGTAAAGTTTAACGGCGAAGCACTTCCAAAACAAACCTTCGAAGCTTATGCGAAAATGCACGACGGAGTCGACAACGTGTATTCTGTTACGACTGACCGTTGGGCTGTTTGTATCGGACCATCCGAGGATGGAATGGAACAGGTTTCATTCGTAAATGGGATCTGCACTACCAAGGGTGGTACGCACGTTGATCACGCGGCTTCATTGGTTGCTTCGGGAATTATCGATGAGATGGCAAAAAAGATCAAGCTCAAACCCCAACAAGTAAAGGCCACGTTTCGTATCTTCGTCCGGACGACTCTCGAGAATCCAACCTTCTCGAGTCAGGTGAAATCTGAGTGCACACTCAAGGCGACCGATTTCGGATCAAAGTTCGAGATGCCTAAAACCTTCGTAAAAAACGTTTTGAAGACCGGTATTTCCGACGAGCTCACAGCTCTCTCAAAATTTAAGGAGATGAAAGAACTCGCCAAGACTGATGGTGGAGCTCGCAAGAGTAAGATTACAGGTATCCCCAAACTTGATGATGCAAACAAGGCTGGTACATCTCATTCTAAGAAATGTACTCTCATCGTGACGGAGGGTGACTCGGCAAAGACTCTCGCCGTCGCTGGACTTTCCGTTGTCGGTAGGGATCACTATGGAGTCTTCCCTCTACGCGGGAAATGTAAGAACGTGCGAGATGCATCCGTGGCGCAGCTGAGTTCGAATCAGGAATTCAATGATCTTAAAAAGATTCTCGGATTGCAACAGGGAAAGGAATACACTAATGTTTCTGAGCTTCGATACGGACGTTTGATGATCATGACTGACGCAGATAACGATGGCTCGCATATCAAGGGTCTAATTCTCAACATGATTCACGCATTTTGGCCCAGTCTCCTCAAATTGGGATTTGTGGTGTCGATGGTCACACCTATCATTAAAGCTACAAAAAATTCACAATCCAAATCGTTCTATACAGATTCCGCGTTTCGTGTATGGTATGGGGATGGAAAACCGGGATGGAGAATCAAATACTATAAGGGTCTAGGTACCTCAACTTCTGCAGAGGCGCGCGAGTACTTCAAAATGATTGAGACTCTCACCGTCAGGTTTGACGTAGATATCATGACTGACAATTCAGTGATTCTCGCGTTCGATAAGAAGAAGGCTGATGACCGTAAGACATGGCTTCTTGAAAGTACTGCGAAAGAAGCGAAAGATCTTGAAGTGCCTTATGGAAACGTAAAGCAATTGGGGATTTCGGACTTTATTCACAAAGACCTCGTAAACTTCTCACTGGCCGATTTGAAACGTTCTATCGCCCACGTGGCTGATGGTCTCAAACCGTCACAAAGGAAGGTCATGTATTCATGTTTCCAAAAGAATCTGACCGCCGAGATGAAGGTGGCGCAATTGGCTGCCTACGTAGCTGAAAAGTCTGCTTATCATCACGGTGAAGTAAGTTTAGCCGACACCATCGTCAAACTAGCCAACGACTACACGGGTTCAAACAATATCAATCTCCTCGAGCCATGTGGTCAGTTTGGGACCCGATTGATGGGCGGCAAAGATGCATCTCAAACGAGATATATCTTTACGAAGTTGTCGAAGGAAACTCGAAATATATTCGACCAAAAGGATGACGCGATACTTACCTATCTTGACGATGATGGACGATCAATTGAACCCGAGCATTACATACCTGTTCTACCTATGGTACTCGTGAATGGAACTGAAGGAATCGGTACTGGTTTCAGCTGCTACGTACCACCTTTCAACCCAGAGGACATCAAGCAAAACATTCTCAATTTCACACGTGGAAAGGATATGACCAGAATGAAACCGTGGTTCCGTGGGTTTAAGGGGACAATCTTAGAACAGGACGACGATTCATGGGTGGCTCAAGGTGTTTGGGTTTGTATCGGAAAGACGATCAAAGTCACTGAACTTCCACCGGGTCGATGGACACAAGATTACAAAGAACATCTCGATACCCTGGCTGAAAAGAAGATTATCAGTGGTTTCACCAACAACAGTACAACCGAGAACGTCGATTTTATTATTCAGGATTACAGCGGTAAAGACGCTGTGAAGGATCTTAAACTGCAAAAGACTATCAGATGCTCAAACATGCATTTGTTTCACCCTACGAAAGGTATATGTAAATACGACAGCGCAGAGAAGATACTCACTGACTTCATCGGTCTTCGTATGGATCACTACGTGAAGAGAAAGAACAGACTCATCGAAGTTACGAAGAGAAAGGCTGAACTGTGTTCCAGGCGTGCACGGTTCGTTAAGATGGTGATAGAGGGCGACATAGTGATATTCAGACGTAAGAAGCACGATCTAGAGACCCAACTGTCTGCATTGTTTCCTATGGTTGATGACTCATACGACTATCTCTTACATACGAAGACAGTTGATTATACAGAAGAAAGGGTGAAGGCCCTGTTCGACGAATGGAAAACTCTCAACGAAGAACTGAATTCACTCAAAGCTATTGGATATATTGACATGTGGAAAACTGACCTTAAAAAATTGTGAGCAATAGATAAGTATGGACCTCAAAGGTCCCGATACCGGTTCTGTTCTGGCTCTTAACGCGATAGGTAAACAGGACACGTTCCTATTACATGATAGCCCAACACGTTCCTTCTTTAATTACGAACCTACACAACATTCAAACTTTACGAAATATCATAAAAGTATCACCGTCTCTAAACCTTCTAACGCGTCGACCACATGGCCATTCGGTGAATCTATAAAAGTTACATTAAATCCACAGAACATGGGTGACCTCCTTAGTAATATGTATGTTCATCTCGAGTTTCCCAAAGTTGAATCGAACGCCAATATTGCTGACCAGATAGGCCGTCACGTGATAGAAACAGTGACAATGCGCGTGGACGAGTTAGAACTCGAAAAGTATCACGATGACTGGGGTATGATATACGATGAATTATATTTAGATGCATCTGAAAAGAGGACAAAACGATACACTCTCAATCGTAATCAATCAGAAGGTACTTCGTCTGCAAACGATGCTAGTTTATCTAGATACCCGTCACAGTTGATGATACCTATACCTCTTTTCTTTTCACGTAAGTATGAGGGAGATGAATACGCTTCAAATTCACCTAACAGACCCTATTTTCCTACGTGTGCCATTCACAAACAAAAACTAGAATTTGAGATAAAGTTTAGACCGAGTACGTTCTTCACGAATAATCCAGGTTTTTCAGCTCTCACATTGGACAAGTTCAACCTGATAACAGAAGAAATTACCGTATCGGCACAAGAAAAGTCGTATCTAACCACAAAGCAACAGGTCCTAATCACCGATGTTGTAAATAAACATCCGACATTAGAAACGGAGATAGGTGAAAATAATGTTAAATTACAACTCGTTCCCAATATTCCAGTAAAAGCTATGTTTTGGTTTTTACGACGCAAAGATTTCGAGGATGAGAGTGAACATGGTAGTCCTTCGAATCTAGGTACGGGTGATACAGATGTTCTCAAGCGAAAATTTGAAAATAGATATAACTTCTCAACATCAGATACGTATGGACTCGTTTCAGAGTTTTTTAACCCCGTACAACAGGCAGCTAAAATATTCATTAACGGTCAGGATTTACCAAATATAAATAATCCCGACCATGTTTTCTATAAGTATGTCGTACCTTATAACAGTAGATTATCTAAGCCCGATAGAAATATTTACACGTATGCATTCGCGATGAATCCGATTAATGTGGAACCATCGGGAAGCCTGGACTTCAGTAAATTAAATTCAGATCGAACTATTCTCGATATTTCACTCACCCCCAATTTGACGGATGTCTACACACTCAACATGTATTATGTCGGATATCAGACGTTTATGTTCGATAGGGGATTCATGTCTGGTGTAGGCATGTCTACAGATAGATACATACCCGAAATGCCAGAATCCCTTATTCCCAGGTCTCCTAAAATCCCACCGGGGTATGGTAGGCCTAAGCCTTCTGGAGTCGAAGGGTATTCCCTTTCATAAATAACGTATCATGATGATTACGAATGTAATCCACGATATTATTCTTAATACACCATCGGATGAAATTCAGCTGTGCAACAGTCGTATGAATTTCCTCAGATGTATCTGGTAGTTTATAGGTTATCTTCTCTGTTCTACAGAATGGGTCGAATAGTTTTTTTGAATATCCGTCTAAACTTGACTTATACGCGCAATGAACACTAAAAATTTTTCCGTCCTTCGTTTCGTATGATAGGTTATTCTTTTTAGAGTAATTAGTAATAAACCATTCCAGGTTTCGCAGGGATATACCCCCACTTTTTGTTAATAGTTCAACGAGCGTAGCTTTATTCTCTGATTTTGCATAAAATGAGTTGATAGAATTTAGTAGAATATCTGATTTGTTCATTATTAATATAAGGGAGGTAAATCTCTAAGCTCGTCTTCGGGTGGGGGGCTAATCGATACAGGCGTTCCCGGAAATCCCGCACTTCCTGAACCTGTGAGCACACATGTCCCCATACCACCCATATCAACTCCGTCGGGAACTGTGTCGGGATCAATTGTACCAAAACTAATCACCCTGGATTCTGGAGGCTTACACTTGTAACACGATCTACAATATCCATCTAAACCGCTGATAGACTTGTTTGCACATGGTCGATTATTTTTTCTCTTTCCAATACATTTGTCGTCACCGAACACCCGTGCAATTATTGTACGAACACGTACATCCTCACGTTGTAGAAGTTTGAACTCTGAACACAGTTCATTAGAAGCTTCGAATATATTAGCCCTCATTTCTTCTTTATGCTTTTCTTCTATCTCTTTTACCATCTTTTCTATTTCTTTTAATCCTTCACGTTGAGAATTGACAACCCCGAGAATTACTTCAGTCATACTCTATTATGGATCCTTTTTTTTAAATATATCACTGATCAAGGTAGGTTGTTTCGGATCAGCTTTTTTGCGAGTTTTTTTAGGTGGTTTTGCACGCATTAGTAGTTCTCCGAAAATATCATCCTTCACATTTTCAAACAGGGGGTCGAGTAAATCACATACAGGGTTTAAAAACTTATTCAAAAAATAATACGGATAGTCTACCGGGAGCTTGTGATCTCTGGCGTATACAGGATCTTCAGATTTCTCGAATGCACGAGCCTTTGGGTCACCGGTGTTGATAAGAATATATGGTACTCTATCACCAGATTGTGGCTCGGATCCCGGCTGGCGGTCTCTCATTTTTCGAACCACTTGTACATGCGCTTGGCTGATATTTGCAACCTCGTCACTAGTGATAGATACACTTTCCCCTTTTACTTTATATGAATCGGATAGAGACTGACTTAGTATGAGTTTCTCATTCGGAACATCTCCCTCGAGTAACTCGACCGCTCTTTTTCGAGCAAGAGCCTTGGGCGCGTCTGTACCGTTACTGTCCAGAACTACATCTAGCAACTCTTTACACACTTCTCTCATATAAGGAGTATTATCGCGGCGAACAAGTTGTAACCCTTTTACATCTATATAATCCATGTTCATTTCTCCATCTTTACCCTTCGTCCAGAGTTTCGCGGCATATCTCTTCTTACTGTAAAGGAAATATGGACAGTAAACTTTCTCAAGTTCCAAATTATTAGGAGCCTTAAATAACTTCGTGCACTCGGCGGCAGCGCGTTCACCGAGTTCCCAGCTATATTCAATAGCATCTTTTCCAGTTCTCCCTTGTACGTCAAATTCGACCATGACCGAATCCGTATCTCCGTAGCGCACGTGAGAACCCGGGTAATGTTTTTCAACGTATGCTTTTGTTTCGTCAATCATACCTCGACCTTTCATCGTAGTGGTCGACGCAATAGCCACACAAGGAAGAATGCCCCTTGATGCTCCAGTAAATCCGTACACACTATTCATACTGATTTTGTACGCCAACTGCTTACCGTTATACATTTGTTTCATTGCACCGGTAGCCTTGGCCATATCTTTCTTTGCCTGTTTTCTAAATGCTTTGAGTTCTTCCAAAATACTTGGTAAAATACTTGGAACATTTTGTGCGAACGTGTGATCTCCGAACGTTTCATATTCAACTCCGGGTAAATTTTTGTATTCGGGGTCCATGACGAGTGTCGAGTAACAGAGATTATGCGCCATCATGATACTTGGATATAGACCTTCAAAATCCAGGGCTGTGATAGGTGTGTAATATGCACCAGATTGTGCTTCGAGTACAGTCGCCCCCACGTATCCAGTGTTATCCGTGTGACCATAATCATACGTAGGCACCTTAAATTTCATTTCTCGAGCCTTTTTCGTAAGTTGACTGAACACCTTAATCTGCTGGCCACGCTCCACGAGATAACTGAGTGGTACCCAGGTAGCCTTGGCCATCTCTAAAAGATTAATGAACGTACACAGCTTTGAAATAAGGCGGTGTGGGAGGAGTGTATCCTTTATACAATATTCTGCAACCTCTCGAAGTTTCACCGGATCTTCTTCTTCGTATCGACGAAACATTTCTTTTGGAGCCATATCAATCTTGTTATCCCCGAGATACAATTTCGACACGTTGTCTAGTTTATATGAATCCAGTTTATATTCACGCTTTACTTCATGAAATAGATCAAAGATAAATCTACCAGGCATAGGGACCAGCTTCAGCTCATTATCTCCGAGAGCGCTCGAGGAAAGCTTTTTACGTACGAGGTCACATACATGCGTTTTCAGCTTACTCATTTTGAAAAAAGATAGAGGGCAAGACATCAAATGTCCACGCTCGATAATATACTCAAGATCAAATCCAAATATATTCCAGCCAGTAATCACGTCTGTATCCTTTTCAACGAGATAGTTTGAGAACCTGATCAACATATCCTTTTCCGTAGGAAACCACTCGATAATCGAACCATCGTCCAGGTTTTTATCGGTTTCCTTGTAGCATAGACATCTCTTCTCAAACGGCTCAGTTTCACCAAAACGCACGAGTGATATAGCAATTTGAAAACATGCATCGTTCCGCACATTAGGGTTTGGAAACTTTCCAGTCGAACTATAACATTCGATATCGACCGACGCTATCACAAAGGGTGCAGATTCGGGGTTATCTACGGGTTTTAAGTCTTTCCAAGACTTACAGTACAAGTCAATATCCACATTTGCAAAGTCAGCACGCTCGCAGTTATCACCCACATCCACCCAGCCCGTAGATTGGATATTAGATCGGTGCATGAACCTCAGAACAGGGTCTAGATTCGCTTCGTATAATCGTAACTGACTTACGTGCAGTGTTCTATCAATATCGGTGTCTAGTTTTTCCAGGGTTTTTCTCAATACCGCCACGTCGTGTACAGCCCGATTTTTTACCGCTTCATCGTTCTGTTTTTCTACAGATGACTCAGCTAGTAACAGCTTGTGGTCTATTTCTTTCCGTTCCCGTTCTAATTTTTTAAGTGACGCATGAGTTGTTCTTCTCAGCTTACTACTTATAAATCGTCGCGATTGGAGATCTTTGCACGTTATCTGTATAAACGTTCTAGATTCCCCATTCTGGAACCCTTCCATATCTTTAGACCTCAGGGATCCACAGTTCACAATGTCCGGGCACGTGTCTTTAACGTAATCGATCACCTTCTTAGTGTCGAGTGTATCAGGAAGCTTCATGAAAAAGTAGGGTTTGAATGGTGTCGTCACACAGACGGAGTGACCATCCTGAGTCTTTCCAAACATCCTGATTAAATGCTCCTCGTCTTCGTCACGTGCATCCCATGTCAGGACTTGAAATTGTACCATACTTCGTTATAGAGCTAAATTTTTAATATCATATATTAGTAAAATGTCAGCTGCTTTGATTGACCTCGTGTCTAAGGGAGCCCAGGATGTCTTCATCACTGGCTCGCCTCAAGTTTCATTTTTCCACCAAAATTATAAGAGACATACCAATTTTGCGCTCAAGCCGGAACGTCTCGATTACGTGGGAACCTTTGCCGCCGGTAATGAAGTCGTGGTTCCTCTGCGCACTAAGGGTGATCTGTTAAATTACATCTGGGTTGAGGCCACAAACATCGGTTGCGGTGGTGCGAACGCCACCGGTTTCTTTAGCACCGATGACACCAGCACGACCGAGTTTTCTCTTTGGATTGGTGGTCAAGAAGTGTGCCGCCTCGACGCCCTTTTCATTCAGGGTGTCCACAATTTACTCTACAAACAGGATGGCGCCAAGGCCACTTGTGCCGTGACTCTTGATGAGGTTTCTGATAACGCCAAGGGAACTAGTACGGCTGCCGATCATTATCTCATCCCTTTCTTTTTCTCCGAGGATTGGACCAAATCTCTTCCTCTCACCGCACTCCAGTTCCATCAGGTTGAATTACGTATTAAGTGCCGTAATGGTGGTACGCCTTTTGTCCCAGGGTCCACTCCCAAGGTCTACGGGACGTACGTGTACCTCGATACCGAGGAGCGTCAGATGGTCGTCGAGCATGAACATGAGATCCTCATCACCCAGACTCAGTTTCAACCCATGTCCAAGGATGATGTTGACATCGATCTCACCTACTTCAACCACCCCTCCAAGGCTGTCCACGTCGTCTCTTCCGAGGCTGATAACGGTCAATGGAATGCTAACTTTACGTTCGACCGGGCTTCTCTCTACATTAACGGTACTACCCTGTTCGAAGAAATGTCTCCCGTTTACCATCACAACGTCGTTCCGGAGATGCACTGCACATCCCTCCCTTCGTCGACTCTCAGCACCGTGTCTACGTTCACGTGGCCTTTCTGCTTAAAATTGAATGCCTCGCAGCCTTCGGGGTCGCTAAATTTCAGTAGGATTGATAACGCGAAGCTGAACCTCACGGGTACGGGTGTCAGGAATGGAAACATTGTGCGTGCGTATACAGTCAATTACAACATATTAAAGATAAAAGACGGTATGGCAGGAGTTGCTTTTGCTAACTAAATAGTCGTGTTAAGTTTTTTATTTATGTTTATCCAGAAGAACCAAAACCGCGTGTACCGCGTTCAGTAGACACGATTTCGTCTACAATCTCGATTGCAGGGGTTTCACACCTCTCTACTATAAGCTGGGCGATCTTATCCCCAGGTTTAATATGAAACGTTTCATCTCCATGATTAAACAGGATCACCTTGAGTTCACCTGTATAATCAGGGTCAATAACACCAGCACCAGTTTGAATGCCGTTCTTAACAGCGAGACCGGAGCGAGGAGCGATGCGACCGTAGCAGCCGATGGGAACTGTAGCAGCGATTCCAGTGCTCACTATACCCCTAGCTAAAACGGGAAGTTCGACATCAACGATACTGTAAAGGTCGTATCCAACAGAAGCACTCGATCCAGATCGCTCGGGAATAATAGCGTCAGGTGAAAGGCGTTTGATAAGTAGCTTAGACTCCATCTTTGTCAGTACACGCGGGATAACTTTAAATGTCTACATATAACAAATGGATGGTATACTCGTTGCCTTATTAATGATATTTACGACACTTATATTCGGATTCATATATGCGAATATGTTTGATCCAGAAGAGTTTGGATTTACAGAATCTTCAACTGATCCATGGTACTTCGCATTTACCACGATGAGTACAGTTGGATACGGTGACTTTAGCCCGAAAACTGACCGGGCTAAGAGGATGGTCATGTTCCATCATGCACTTCTTATCATGGAGGTCGGCGTTTTCATGGCGTGGATGGCGAAGAAAATGTACAAACCTCGTAACATGAACCTTAAAGTGGTATAAAAAGTAATCGCGTTAAATATGTAAGATGAACACAATGCGCATTGGTCCAGCGTTAAGACGCATAACCCTTTTACAAAACCATGTACGGCCACAATCTACTACTAGTCTTTCCGAGGATCTACTATTCGACGATAAACGTGCAAAAAGACATTTATACGACATTTTACCAGATGACACCCCAGAATATCCGAATGCGTACGGTATGGAAGTTCGTGTCGATCACAGTGCGCGGACTGTTGTTTTCAAAACGGAAACAATGTCTGTATACGAAAAGGTAACCGTATTTATGTTTCAAAAACAAAAATTACGATACATGTATCCCGATTATCAATTTACAGAAAAACACACTTAATAATATATCAGGGAAGTATATGTGTTTAGACTTTTTATTTAAAAAACGCTACAAGAGACTACCGGATGCATACACACATCCCTTCGACTGTTCGTGTGAATTATGTGGCTCCGTATTCTCTGATATGCAGGGTTTGATAAACCATATGGGATACCATTCAACGGAACAGGTTAATACTTGTATTAACAGGGGATATGATACTGTTCGTTGTAACACGTGTTGGTCTACATTTAATACGGTCGCTTCTATGGAACGTCATTCATGTGCACAGAAGAGAGATCCAATCATTAGCGGACTTTCTCCTATCATGAGTCGTTCCAATAGTTTAGAATCTATTGTTATTCACGATGATTCCCCGGTTTAGGTGCAACAGACCAATTACCATCTATGAGAGACTGACGAATTTCCCAATCAGTCAGTTTTACAGTTCTCATGGGTGGAGTGATGAGTGCCCCTTTATTTACGACCCTACAACGATACCCCCCAACACTGCACGCGTGGTCGAGTTCAAATCTTGATGCATATTGAATATAAGGTGAATAGGAGTCCATATCAGCTTCTAGGAGCGTTTTGTACCTATACGCGTCGTCAAATGTTACGAACGCTACGATAAAATGTTGAGGGATATCATTTGCATCTCTATCCGTAATAGAATAAATTCCTTCTTCATGTCCAGCTTTATGAAATGCTATGACATGAAAAAGATCGTGATTAGAAACTTTTTCGAGTACTGTACTGTTGCTATAATCGAGTGCGTAGTAACTCTTGGCTACGGATTTTTTAACCTTAGGCTTGAAGCGGAAGGGGGTGGGTCGAAAGGCGGGTTGTCTGAGTGCGAACATCTTTACTTGAGTATTACAAAATTACGTCACGACTTAAGTTCATTTTAATGCATCTAAAGTATAGAAACGTTTAAATATCAATGTATAAATCTGTTCTCGGATTTATTGAAGATGAAGCTGTGTGCATGACGTATAACGGACCTAACACGTACGGAGTTACTTCTCATCCTCAGTCTTCTCAAAAGCCTCGTCACCGAACGTATCTTGAAGCAGTTGTATCATTTCTTCGGAAGTTTTGAGTGATGACTGAGATGAACGAAGATTCCATTTAGCGAGTCTCTCAAGTTTTGCGTTCACTTGTTTATATCGTTCGATTTCTATTTCCATCTCCCTAATTCTCTCAGCTCCTTTACTGAGTGCCCTGTTCGCGACTTCTTCCTGCGAGGGATGTGCATACACATGTTGACGCCAGTGTCTATTGCGCTTCTTGTTGCTATTTGCAGCCTTTGCTATCCGAGCTTTTGCCTGCTCAGTGGGGGTCTCAAAAACTGGAACACGGGGCGGTACCTTAGAACACGTGATGGTAAGCATTTTGTATTTATTCAACGGCTCTACGCTTTAATACTGATTACACCTAACCCAATCCTGCATTTTTCCTACGCTCCAAATGAGACTCATGATGGCCGCGCCGTTTTTGAAAGTCTCATTTAGGGTGTTCATGTTTGTATATTTTTTGATATACCGGGGGTTTACTTAGGTGTGCGACGAGAAGCCGAGCGAGTACCAGCCGAAGCAGGTGCGTTGCGACGCGAGCGAGCCGCACTCGCTGCTCGTGTCTCGGGTATGGGTGTTAACTCAGCCCTCATAGACCTAGGAGGTCTGGGGGAATTTTGTGCAGCTGAAATTCGTCGCTGAGCGAGGCGGAAAGGATTTGGTGGAAGCGGTGTTCTTCGTGTAGCCGGTTTCGGGGGGGATTTTTTACTAATATTCATCTTCATATTGCTCGGTGATTTATTCATTTTAAATGGTGACTTGACCGGTGACTTGACCGGTGCTGGTGCTGGTGCTGGTGCTGGTGCTGGTGCACCTCGCGTACTTGCGGCTCGTCTCTGCGCAGCTTCCCGTTGCTTTCTTTGACGTTCATTTGATTCGCGACGTTTCTGATTTAATTCTTCTTGTCTACGTTGAATACGTGTTTCAGCAGCTTTCTCCTTTCTCCGTTCCTTGGCCGCTGCTTGCATTTTCGTATTTTTAAGTTTTTTAACTCTGAGTCTTGCTTCCTTCACGCGTCTCTTTCTTCGTTTTATATCATCCCCAGTCTCTATACACCCAACGCCATTTGGGATTTCTCCCCATGATAAAATTCTTTTACTCGCTGGATCTAAAACACCCACATTATGAAACACGCTGTATTTAGCTAAACAATCTGGTAAACTACCAAACATCATATCTATAACCAAACACGCACTCTCCGAATCAAGTCTTTGGCATAAAGGATTCGTTTGTGCGTTGGAGTGTAGACCACGGTTGTATAGAGGACTATTATTAGAAGCTATAGCAATGAGTATATCTCTAGATAATTCTTCACACGCTTTTATGAGTGACCCGGAGTCTGATCCAAATAGACTCGTCACGAAATATAAAAATCGCCCCACTTTTACGTCGGGTTTCAATTCCGTGCGTCCATTGACCCCTTTTACGATACTTTTTAACGAGTTACCGTATCCGCTACTAACTTTACGGTAGATATCAGTTCCCAATAATCTCACAAGCGTTTTATGCGCTGTTTTTGTATTAGAAACATTATTCAGGTTTATAGTATTCACCTTTCTCGCCTTAAAACGTTCACGATTATTCTGAGTACCGAACAAGGACCCACCGTTTCCATTACCACCTTTACCACCCGAACGGTCGGAAGGTTTGAAATCGTGAAACGTATCGACTATTGCAAAGAACGCTTCAACAACTGGTATATTTGATCGCCCGGGGTAGCTGAAAATCCAATAAAATAATATCAAGGCTCTCACGTCATTACTAGATACAAGGCGACGATCGAACAATTTTTCGGTATCGAGATACCACTCAATTTTATCCATTTTATATATGATATTCTCTTCACCCAATGAAAGCATACCCATAGACGAAACGGTGTAACCCAGTCTCGGTTCAGTTAATTTTTGCACCAGGTATTTTCGTATTCTTGAGTTATCCCCTTCGGGTATAAGATGCAATTTTTGACCCGTACTTTCTTGGAATAACGTCGGAACTCGACGAATGACGGAAGCCATGGCCGCTGGACGATCACCGGTTACGAAATAAGCTGTATTGTACATGGTGCGATTTGATAATTCACCGTCGAATAAACTCATGTAGGCCTCTTCTAACGAGACATTCCTTTCGTTTACAGCGTCTAAAACATTCACATTATTTGGGCGCGTGAGATACAACTCACCATTACCCGTAACCTTAGACACTAACAAAAACTGAAAATAATCGAGTAATCTTTTGTATTCTAACGGACTTCCACGAACCTTCACATCCTTAGCAGATCTCGAAATATTGGAAAGTAAATTAGCCAATTCTGCAACAGACGGAGCTTCACCGCTTAAGGGTTTAAATCGACCTAAACGATAACCATGTGTATTATTGAAAAGTAAACCAACGGATTCACCAGTTTGATAACTTCTATGGAAATTACTGTTACGTCTAGTCTCTAAAATCTTAAAACCAGCGTTACCTGTGACCAATTGAGTAATAGCTTTACTTTTATCCATTCCCCAATTACTCTTGACAATAATGGAGGGGTGTGTCATATCAGACGTTTGTGATATCGTGTGACTGGCAAATGGACTACTGTACGTTACATCGTTATCGAAAAAGTATCCTGAAGGGGTTTCTTTTATAACGACGAAAATGGGTTTTTCTGAGCACTTGGAACCCATTCTACTTAATACTCAGAAATTATAATTTGGGAAGACGATTATAAAGGGGGCGGGAGGTTGATGCATTGATACGCTTACAATTTTTTACGATAGTCTCAAACGTCTTGGACCAGAATATCTGATCTGAATCAGAAACTGTACCTGTCATATTATCTATCTTCGCATACAGTTCAGAACTACTCGTGTTATTAGTGATAACCCCTGCGATCTGATCTATAGAAAACAATAGGAGTATAACGTACTTCCAGAATACACGATTATCTAAACCCGGACGCATTTCATATGCAAACGTAAGGTATGTATTCACGAGCTGTTCGCGCTTAGACTTGATATCCAGCTTATTATTCAACATTCTACCAATCGCTACATTCTGCGTAATTTTGGGTGAAGCAGTCGTGGGTGTGGTACCAGTCTTAGTAATAGTTACCGTTCGAGACATCTATTATCACCTGAGATTTTATTCCATAAACCTCTGGGGTAGCTTCTTATACAAGTCCGCCCAACTCAAAACACTTATGTCGTCTCTCGTACACCATTCATATTCCTCACCGTTATACCCTGCAAAGTGAAAAGCGTCCATGTTCCAGTGTTTACATATACCACACGTCGTATCATTATCATCTATGATAGTATCGAGATTAAGGGCGTGACATATATCGTATTTCTGTATTTCATAAGTCGTAAAACTATTCGTCAAAATAACATCATCAAATACACCCGGAAAATGAAAATTTAACCAGTCTTCAGTTTTCTCTCTGACACAATCGTGACGACCAGTGACGACATACATCTTATCTACGTACGGTCGCATGAGTCGAAGAACTGCCTGAGAAGAATCGATAGGCTGGAGTGCCTCGAAAACCTCGGAATCATAAAATTCTCTTACCATCTTCCGGGATTGGGGTTCTGTTATTTCAAACATTTCCCGGTACACGTATCTACATTTTTCAGTTGGCATTTTTAGCTTTTTAAACTTAGCCATGGGCCTAACAAACGGTACGAGAACTTCATCAACGTCAATAGCAATTCGATTCATTTACATATTTATAACAATTTATTCATAGTCTCTAATCGCAATCCCGATCGGGAACCTGGGAACATTCTTATCTGTCAGGTTTTGGAACCGCACGGTGAGCATCTTACCGATGAACTGATCCCTATTTGCGTACTTGTACTCGCGATCCTCCAATGTACCCTCGGGACGAGCACTGAAGATTTTACCTTCCTCCGTCTTACAGGTCCAAACGACACAGTTTGCATCTCGACCGTGACCAGTCGTGGCCCCGATAATCTCATATTCCTCAGTCTGGAAATCCTTGTGCTTGAGAAGATAGTTGCTTCGCTGTCCAACTTCGTATACACTGAAGCGATCACGAATCATGGTACCCTCGTGGCCTTCTGCAACGTGTTTCTTATGCATGAGAGGAAGATCCTTCTTGGATTTTACGAGCGTCGTTTTGACATATTCGTAATGAGGATTGTAGATAGAATCTTTGACGTACTCCCATCGTTGCTCGAACGTCATCTTGTCTCGAGCGAGTGCTTCGGCTCTGAGATCAAAGAAATCGAACACGTGGAACTTGAGCTTCAAAGGATCAGTCTTGAACGTGCTCGTAAGTTCCTCGAATGTAAGATTGGGGTCAAACGCCTCTCCGTCGACGTATTGACCAGCCTCAAGTCCCTTACCAAGAACCTCAGTTCCGGGGATGATCTTACCGGTTCTCGAGATACCACCATCTTTAGAAACCAGAAGACGAACACCGTCGAGCTTGGGTTGCACGTAAAACGGTTCGGAGATGTACTTCTTGCGATCTTCCCATTTGTTCGCCAGCATAGGAAGAACTGTGGTAGCCTTAGTGTTTGCATTCTTCCACATGGTCTTTGCACGCTTCGTCGCACTCTCGAAACCGAGTGGTACTTCAGTCATAGATGTAACTTCCTTGCCTCCAACATGACCAGTTGCCTTGACGATGCACCAGACACCGTTGATTTCTTCGACACGAATGTCGAGGTAGCGCTTCTTGTTGTTTTTATCGGTAGTAAAAATTGTATTCATATTAGTAGTAGGAATGATACCAGTAGTAAATTATCAAAGGATGGAGCGACTTAAGCCTCCTCCGTTAACGACGGTTCCCTTAAATATGAATACAATCAGTGTTGGGATGATCATCTTAGGTGTATTTTTTTTATATAAACGATTTCTTGATGTTACGAGGCGTCGTGAACGATCCCGTAGTTGAGACAATCCTCGTAGTTGAGATAGATATCTTTGCGCATGAATTCGTTTAGTGTTTCTTTGGGAATCTCAGTTTCCGATCTATAGATCCCCTTTATAGTTTTCATAATTTTTTTGCATGTTTTCATCTCGTCTTTGAGTTCATTATATTTTCCAAAGAACCCAGTCGAGAGCTGGTGAATCAAGACGAATGAATGCCGACTCATGAGCCTCTTCTTCCCTCCGAGAAGTAAAAAAGTGGCGGCACTACAACAGTTACCCTCAGCTATACACGTCACGTTAACCCGTGCAGATCTGAGAGTATCCATAGCACTTAACCCTGAAAATACATCACCTCCTTCACTGTGAATATGAACTTGAATAGTAGGTGTGTACCCAGGAAGCTCGATCGCCTTTTTAAGTAGGTCAACTTCCAGCTTTTTAAACTCTTCTATGAACGTCAGTATATTTTCACGGTCTATAGATCCATAGTAATAAATGTCACATCCTACCACACGGACAATATCGTCGCCAGAAGTCTCGTCTTCACTGTCAGAGTTACTCATTGACTATATTACGCAGTTTCTTTTTAACTTTTGCAACTTCAGATGGTTTCAATTTGTTGCCAAGCGCGAGATGATTCATGATGTCAAAATCGAGAGCTGTGAGTTTGTATTCGATTAAAGGATCTAGATCTCCGGCGATCGCATATTTACGTATTAACCCAAGTTCTTCTACCCCTAATTTCGTGGTGCGCCGCCCTTGAATAATTTTGAGTTTATTATACCGCATCTTGTAATTGCCGTATTTAGTCCATGTACTACCGGGTTGTATATTTTCTGGTTTCAGCGGCTCCCCTAGATTGTATTTGGGTACGGCCATTCCACAAGATACGTAGTATTGCATATAATTCCATTCACCCTTGTACATCGCGGAGTCATAAATATCTGCGAGTGATAACGATTCTGCAATTGGTACGACGTTAGTATCATTTGAATGCAGATAATTCCCATGGATAACATCCACCACGTGACCGTGTTCGTGTACCGTTTGACTCGTATCAAACCCATTACCTTTACGACATAGGATGTCGATAACTATATCCTTCGACGTCTTAAAAATATCCTTTTCGTCTGAGAAATTCATATAATCGTAAAAGTTTCGTATATTCCCCTGACATTTATCAGCGGCGGGACGCGCTCTAGGGTTATTGCACTCCAGTGAGAATATCGCATCCGGGGAGCGTTTTGGTACGATTATGAGTTTGAAATTTGGTAACATGTGAATAGACGTAGACGTTACAACCACCGACCCTTTCGTAAGCTTCTCGTTCATATCAGAAATCTTATCTATGACCTGCTTATGACCGTATACACTGGAATCGTACCCATCTATCAATATATGGTACGACGTGTCTCCTATCAAGTTCAAAAAGGTACTCTTCTTTTGAAAAAGTTCGGAATGTAACTCTATTGTATTACTCGCATTAAGTAAACAGTCTACTATAAACGTTTTTCCGGAACCAGTGGGTCCGCATATGAATACATTTTCCCCTTGTGCCAGGTATTTTTCCAACAGGGAAATTTCCTTTTCATGGAGCGTCGGTGGTCGCTCCTTTTTTTGTGGGATTATTTTAATGAAGGAGTCCATGACCGATGAGTTTACTGATCAAGCTTTAGATATTTTTTTGGAAAGTGATACACTTCAGACAAGGATCGTAGAACCTATCAAGAGAAAGGTTTTTCCTTATTTGATATGTATCGGAGTCTTTAATCTGATACTACTTATAATGTTAGCGTACGTAGCTAGGAAGATTTCGATCCATCGATAATCACCTCAACGTCCGTGTTGATCGGAGTAGAGTCACCTGTTCGTATAGCTCCAAGCTCTTTTTGTAATTCGAAGCGCATCTCATCTTCCGAAATGAACATGTCGATAGGCTGAATATGCATAATCTCTGGTTTGAAAAATTCAGAATCATCCGGGAATTGTTTTTCAAACGCCTGAATGATAGCATACGGAAGAGGTGGAGACTGCTCGATGAGTCTATCATACTCGGCTCTACACGTCTCTATCATAGTAGAACCATCACACGAACGTTCTTGGATAGGAAGAGAAAGCTCTAACCGAATTGTACGTGAAAGTTTACCGTATTGTAATGACGCGACTCTGCACCCTTCCATCATTTCATTAATTTTTAGAAATTGCATAATAGTGGCAATTATACCAGCAATTAAATTCAACCCACCAATCATAGCGGGTGCTGAACTTCTCATATTTTCAGGAAAAGATGATTGCGCAAAATTGGCTGTACCGGTGATTGTCGATAATATGATGACCGGTAAAGTAAAACGCATACTCTGCTTTTTGAAAACTAAATATGCGTGATTGTGCATATATCTATAACAGGCCGACGCCTCGCCCCAGGTTTTCAATATCTTTTCCTGTGAAGGATGCCAAATTCGCTTTGCCTTATCTTTGGACTGGGTCTTTTTCTTTTCTTTGTCCATACTAATAGAGATGAATATTATATTTTTCATTCACGTCCTTCTGTTTCTCACGATGATAGTGATACCTTTCGTTGGGGATGAAGTGACTCTATCTCTTTACTCACTCATCATACCTTTCCTCTTTTTTCATTGGGCGACAAACGACGATACGTGCGCACT